AGTGGATCCCAAACAAATTCTTTTATAGCAGAAGTAGCAACAGCTGGTACGAATGTTATTACATCTAGTGCTTTAGATAATATACCTTTTTTAGGAGCACCCGGATCAGCAACTCCTAATGCCTGTGCTTGAAACTTTGCAGTTTCATATTGATTTTTTGCTTTTTCTAAATCGGGATTACCTGCAAGTCTTTCTCCAAATGGAGTTAATTCTATTGGTGCTGATATTGTTCTTACAGCATAAGCAGATAATGGATTTATTTTTTTATCGGCATTGTAAGTTTCTTCATCTTTTTTTAGTTCTAAGTATCTAAGCCACGCTGGTTTCTCTGCCATTAATATATCTCCTTAGGTTTTATTTTCTTGCTGATATTGTAACACCGGGTTTTAATAGAGCAGCCATTCGTTTCTTTTCTGCTGGTGTAAATTGTGCTAACTTACCTTTTGGTTGTATAGGTTCCTGTAGTTTAATTGAAGCTTTTGATTGAACTAGTGGGAGTGTTGGGAGTGTTGATCTAACAGTATTTGGATTGTATTTACCAAAGTCTAAAGTTATTGGTTTTTTATCATCAAAAGAATCATACCAGAATTTAATATTAGTTGAATTTTTACCTAGCAAGATTTGTGAAAGTAATAAATTTTGATCATTTTTTAATCCAAGTTCTGGATTATTATAGAAATCTTGTATCAAACGATCTCTTGTTTTTTTATCTGCAGTAGATGCCATACCAAGAATAGTTAATGTAGTATCCACAAATGAGTTTGCATCTATTTGTACTAATGCTGTTGGATCATATTTATCTTTTAGATTATTATCAACTGCGTCAGCTTGGTAATATAATATACCATTCCTTCTTAATATTCTATCTTTACCATTATTTGTATATGGATTCAAGTTATTATCAACTAAAGCTTGAGTATTCTTATCAACAGCTAAAGAATCTAAAGTTATAAATCTATTTTGTAAAACTTGACCAAGTTTAGTTGTTTCCCTACCTTTATAATAATCATTTGCTTTGACTATCTCTTTTTGATCAGCAGCTGATAAACCAGCAGCTCTAGCCGAAGCTCTAATGGTAGCTAATTGATTTGCTAATTCAATATTTTTTCTTTTCTTGTAATCATCTAACTCAGCATTAGCAATTTGTTTACCAGTTCTAGTATCAGCACTTGCAGCAGCAGCTTCAAGTTCAGCTGTCTTACTTCCAATTTCACTTGTTAAACCTACTATACTATTAATAGCAGATATCTTAAAGTTCTCATACTTATCACGTTGTTTTGTTTCTCTATCAGAGGCAGCAGTGCGTGCTTCACTTTCAAGTTCTTGTTGTATTCTTAATTGTGATGTAGCTAGGTTAGCAAGAGAAGATTGCTGTGCTGATGATAATGCTGATTGGAATAATTGCTGTGTTCCACCACTAACTCCTATTACGCCACCTTGAGTTGCAGTAGATGGTGGTAAAAGACCCGGTGTTATTCTCTGCATATATGCTGGTACACTACCTCTACCAGTCATAAATGCTTGTTCAGCTGCAGCTTGACGTCTTATATTCTCTTCATTTTCAGCTACAACAGATGAGTAACCACCGGGAGTTGGTACTGATTGTAGTTGACTTAATGTCTGACCAGTTGCTCTTCTCTGTGCTTCTTGCATAGCAAGTATCTGTTGATTGTATTCTTGCTGTGATGTCTGACTTTGTCCAGTTGCAAAATCATAAGATGCTTGTACCTGACCTGTAAGAGTTTGTGCTTGACTCTTTAGATTATTTAATCTAGTGTTCAAAGCAGCAGTTTCTTCAGGCGTCATACCTACTTGAATACCTTGAGCTAATTCGGCAGCAACTTTGTCTAGTTCAGCTTTTACATTTGCTATATTATTTTGTGATGCAGTATTAAAAGCATCTACACCACGTTGCGCTAATATCGCTTGACTCTCACCGTAATTGATTTGCTCTGCCATTATGCACCTACCTTCGTTAGTTTACTTGCCAACTCTTCTGCTCTTAATTTAGCAAGACTTGCTTGTTTTTCTATATCAGAAGCTTCTAATTGTTCTTGTTCAAATAGTCTTGAAGCTAAATTAGTCTGTTCGGAAAATTGTCTTAATGCTTCCGATCTTTGTTCTATTGGTTGATATCCTGCGGCTTGTTGTGCAGCAACCTTTAACCCAGTACGTCCATATATACCTCGTTCTGCTAATGAGGCTAATGCTTTTAATCTTGCATTGTATAGATCTTTATCTGCTTGAGCAACATTTTTCTCTTTCATAGCAGCTGACTTCTCTATAGTTAAATCTCTTGTTAGTGCACTTCTACCACGTAGAGTATTTGCTTTTTGAAGTGCATCAGCGTATGCTAATAAGAATGAAGGATCAATACTAACTGGTGCAGGTGCAGTAGTACTTATACCAACTAAGTTACTTGCATCTAATGCAGGAGTTTGGTTTGCTGCAACTATTGGACCTAATTGTTGTAATTCATTAAATGATGGAAGAGTTTGAGATGGTACTGCGTCAGGTGTTGGTGTTTGGGTATCCAGTGTTGGTATTGCTAAGTATCTGTTATCAGTACCATTAACATATTGAACACCTTGATACAGTCCTGTAAATGGTGTGCCAGAGTTATACAAAACACCATTATAATATTCATAGTATTGAGGTATCATACCTTTAGCAGCAAGTTGAGTTCTTTCATCTACTATTGCAGGTGGTATTACTTGCTGAACAGGTGGTAAAGAACCCATTGAAGCTTCTTCAGCTCTACGAAAATCAGCAGCTGAGTATGGTGTAGTAGTTGTTGTGGGAGGTGTAGCTGTAGCAGGAGATTGTACTGGTGGTGCATCTATTGGTATTCTTACAATCGTACCTGAAAATATAGTCTTACCACCATTATATTTTGATTCAGTAGTAAATTTTGGATTGGCAGCAAGTAAAGCAGACACAGTTGTACCATTAGCAGCAGCTATTTTAGATAGTGAATCTCCGCTTTTAACTGTATATGATTTAAATGCCATTATATTTCACCTCACTTATTATATGGATACCGACAAAATCTCTCATAGCACACCTATTAAAATATGTGTCTTAGTAAAATTAGTTAACCTAATAAATATACCAGCATCATTTACTGCTATAGTTAGAAAATTTAGAGCGGTAAATGGATATGATTTATTATCAATAGTAGCTATTCCAGTTCTTGTAACAGCATTGTAAGAGTCTACATTACCTTTCTTACCACCAACGAGTTCAGAGATAGTTTGATTATTGACTACTATTTTTTTGTCAATAGTATCATAAGATAATCTTGATTTCTCAGAACTAGTATTAAGTGGATTGTAATTACTCATGGTCTGGATGGTTTCCTTCCATGTGCATAAAAGGTAATCGCTTCTATATCAACTGTTCCTTGTAAAGTAAATTCAGCCATAGCTTCTATACTTGGTCCATGAGCAGGGAATACTTTTTGACCTCTTAAATCTTTTGTACTAACTAATGGAAATTCTAAAGGTGGGCTATAATTAATTTCTATTAATTCAGTAATTGGTTCTATAAAAAAGTTTTTAACATTAGTGCCAACCTTAAAAGTTTTAATCTTAAAATTATTTGAATTACTTGTTGGTGGGGAAGTACCAAATGGAGTAAATAATTGTGTTTTAAATCTTAGACCAACCCTATGCCAAAATGTTTTGTCATTATAGTCAGCATCTTTTACAGGTCTTGTTGTTATAACAATATCAATTAAATTATTATTTATTTTACCTTGCTCAAAGAAAGCATCTCCTTGGATCAAAGGTGTCATAAGATATCGCCATACTCTTTTATTGATGCCATCATTCCATATAAAAAAGATTTGGTTATTAATTTCAAACATTGATCTAGGTCCATTTGGTGGTAATAAAAATACTGATCTATCTGATGGTGGTAAAACAAAAGCTGTCCATGCTACTCTATCTCCAAAATCTCTACCAACCCATAGTCTATTTTGGAAACCAGCAAATATCCACTTATCCCAAGTAGTTAGATTATCGTACACCTGACTCTGTTGTGTTTGAATATTTAATATGTTTTCTGATATAAGTTCACAACTCTGACCATCGGTCTTCCATATTAAAGAGTTTTCATCTTGGAATACTACAGAACCAGTACCTGACCATGCAGCAGCTACATTGTGAGATACATCAGCATTTGCAAATCCTCTTGTTCCTAATCCACCTCTAACTAATTCTAAAGAAAAGTTTAATATCAATTCAGATTCAGTTACTACACCGGGAGATGATCCACGTAGTAAGAATATACCAGACTCAGAGGCAACAGTCTTAGTAAATACTAGTAATCCTGCTGGTATAACAATCATTGAAGTAATTTGAGAGTCAGGTTGACCGATAGTAAATTGAGCTAGTGGGTCAAATTGTGTTGGGTCATCAGGCATTGAGAACCAGATACCGTTACGAACTCTAGTAGCATTTGTTGTTGATAATGGAATGTTCTTCTCTATATCGTTGATATCTCTATAGTATTCAATATCTGCTACTACTAGATAACCATTCCAAAATACACCAACATTAGCTCTTGGTATATAACCTAACGATGGAACTCTAACATTTCCTAGAACATTAAATGGTGTCTCACCGTATGAGCTTACAGCTTTGACCCTGACACCTACCTCATCTCCTAATACACCAGCATAAGAAGCAGTAAAAATTGTTGGACCTACAGTAGCTTTAAGAACACCATTTTTATCATATACTTTATAATTAGTTATTGCAGCAGAACCGGTACTAAGTGGCGCATTCCAGTTTACTGTTACAGTAACTCCAGCATGTGATGAAGTAATGTTAGTTGGATTAGTGGGTAGATAACCGGGATAGATAGCAGAAGTTCCAGCTGCGGTTAATACTCTATATGCGAACGGTTGGCTTCCGGGATATGCAAATATAATAATTGGATTATCAGCTGGTGAAAATGTATCATAAGCATTTGTTATTAATAGGGCAGGAACAGTTTGTACAGCTATAGGAGGTGGTGTAGTAAATGCAAAGTTACTTATTATATGATGATTAGTTGTGACAGTAAATGCTGCCGCTCCATTTATCGCTGTTATTCTTGTCCATGCTTGTGAACTTGTAGCTGAATAAATAGCACCAGCAGATGGTACTAGTGTATAGAATACTTGGCCATTATCTTTTATGCCAATAACGTAAGCAGTTCCATCAGAGTTTACTAATGGTTTAATTTCTTTAAAATCAAACTCAGTTCCTATTACTTGGCATGGTGGTTGGCTTCTTAAAGTATGTTCATTAGTAATAAGTAAACCAGTTAGTTGAAAGTTTTCATTTGGTTTAAAATCTTCAGGAGCAAACCTAAGATTTATACCACCAGAAAAATCTGTTATGTCTATTTTTTTCATAGATTAAACCCCATAGAAAGGGTCGCGTCTACCAAATACTTTTCTTCTGCCACCAATTCTAAAGATGGATCTATCTCTTTCAGAAAGTAATTGTGTTTTCATTTGATCAATACCTCTATAAAATTGTTCAGTATAATATTTACGTCTTTCAGTATCATCGCCTTCTCTGTATAATACTTTGATTGCAGCGCCATAAGCTACTATGTTATGAAACTTAGAATCGAAAAATGGAGTGTCAGCATCAAGAGACATCTCTGGTAGTATATTAAAATATCTAATTGTAACTACCTCTGTAAGATTTGGTACTGGGAAAAATTGTACAGCTCCATTATATACAGAGTACTCCATAGGATTACCTATCGTCAATGGGCCGGGACTATCATCAGTTGTATAACGATTTCTTGGTCTTAACTGCCTTCTCTTGGTGTCATTAGATAATACAGAGACACTAGCAATCTGTCCTTCAAAAACATTTGCGGGTAGTGAGTAAGTGGCAGTACCACTATTGATAGTTAAGGTTGTAATACCTCTTAAAAATGGCCAGTCAGATTCTCTTAGTATTTCATTATAAGCTTCATTTATAAATTGATTGGCATCAGCAGTTGAAAGTATATCTATAGAGCCAATCCCAGTTAAAGATCTAACGTATGTTCTTAAATTTAATAAATTCATTTATTCCCCTCTACACTTATTGTTTAGTTACCGACAAGAATACCCCTGACAACGTGAGCCATCAGGGGTATCTTTGTTACCTATATCTTACAGTCTGTTCAGCTTACCTTGTGCTCTGCGATTGTTTGTACCAAAGCAGATAACAGATGCCAACGGAGTTACGGTATCAAGTGTACCGACTATCTGTTGAGCTGGCATAGCCTTCATGAAGTTTGATGCCAAGTAGCGAGCTACTAGGTAATCAGTGTTGATGAAGTATGCAGTGTTTGTAGGACAATCTGGATCTAGACGAACTGGAATACCATCGAAATCAATTTCGCGGAAACGAGTTTCGCCTGATCCTGATACACCCTGATACTGTATCTTGCTATCAAATGAGTTCTCATACTCTGAGAAAACGTTACGACCAGCAATAATTGCATTAGGACGTTCACCTGATGCTACATAAACATCATCAGAGATTGTTCTAAATGCAGTACGGATATCTTGTGAAGCAACAAGAATTGTCTTCTCTGTTGATTTCCAATAATCCTTGATGATAGCAGCTACCATAGTTCCTGTATCAGATACAGAAGTAATTGTACCAGATGTTACTGTTGTATAATCAACAGTTGTTGATGTAACAGCAGTTAGGGTATAAGTACCGTTAAGCGCTGTGTTAGTTAGACCAGCGACTACTACTGAGTCACCAACGATGAAATCGTTTGAACCAATAGTTACAGTTGCGGTTGTACCAGTACGTGCTACGTTTGAAATTGTTTGTGTTGAATTTCCACCACGGATACCACCAACAGTACGAGCAGTTGAAGTTGTAAGTTTATCTGAACTTGATATAACTTCATCTAATGTATTAAATGCTGCAGCACCAGCAGATCCAGCGGTATGTAGAACAGTAGCAATTTTCTTGCCATGTCCCTTTACTGCTGCATCTAAGTGTGCCTTAGCTAATGATACAACAGCCTCTGGACCGTTGTTCATTTCTAGTTGTTTGAACTCAACGCGAACCTTTGATACTAGTGGTTCAGCCCACTCGTACTTTGCAACACCTAAGATGTCGCTTGATTTGGTAGTTGAGAATGATCCCGATGCGTCAGTAAATACTGTTGAAGTATCATCTGCTGCAATAATTGGGAATATAACAGAAGGTCCTGTAGCAGATTTTACGTTTGCTTTCAGGAAGTCTAATGTTGGATGTGCAGTTAGTACGTTATCAACTAGTTGTTTCTCGATCTTTTGAACCGTTGCAGATAACAACTCATTGAAGTCATTTTGACCTAGTGCCATAATTTATTTCTCCTTTTCTTGGACAGGTTTATTTTGATTTATTACTTAGTTCATTAAATGTCTGCCACACTGCATCTTCGATATTCGATATTGGTTTTGAATTCACTATTGATTTACCTGAGGATTTAGATGTGATAGCATTTGTAGCTAATTTTTTTGCGTCTATAACAGCATTATTTTTATTAGCTGTTGGTTTGGCAATGGTCTTGTCAAATTGTAAGGCTTTCCATGCGGCACTTAAATTTGGAATACCATATTGTAGAGCATACTGTAGTAATTCAACTTTCAAATCAAGTTCCTTTTGAGGTTCTAATTTGATATTATTCTCACTAACAATTTGCTGCCACTGGTTCTCGTATTGTTCAACTAATTTCTCTTCTTGTTGTTTTTCTTTTTGAGATTGCAACTCAAGAGTTTTTTCATTTTCAAAACGTTCTAGCCTAGCTTTTACATTTTGTAATTCAGATTGACTTTTTGCTTCGCTTGACCACTTCTCTTGGGTCTCTGGTGTTATACCAAAGGTCTCCATGAATTTAGGATCTAACTTTTCAGCTTTAGCTAGTTCTACGATTACCTGCGAAAGTATTAAAGTTGGGTCATCTGTGGATGATATAAACCCACTTACTACTTCAGCCTGATTTGATTGCCACGCTTTTGTAAGGTTCTCAACATATTCGACAGCAGATTGTGATGCGCTTCTATCTGCTTCTATCTGTTTACGTTCCTCAGCCAACGCTTGTGTCTTACGAGTATAATCCGCTTGACGTAGCGCTGCTTCCTTTACTGACACCGTAGTGCCATCCGGAAGAACGATAGTATCATTCTCAGTTACAGCGATAGACTTTGGGTCCTCACTGTCAACAGAAGATTGTACCTCTTCCTTATCTACTACCGTTTCCCCATCAGAAACTTCAGTTGTTTCTTCAACAACATCAGTAGGTTTAGTGTCTTCTACTTGCTCAGTCTCATTAGTTGGCTGTTCAGCTGTTGATTTATTCAGCTCTAATAATGCCGTCTCAAATAGATTTTCGAAGTTATCTTGCTCTGCCATTTTCTTTTCTCCCTGTCCGAGTGTCATAGCCTCTAGGTCGTTTCTCGATAATACGATTTAGAGTTTGCTTGTTCGGCTATGAAAGTAGATAAAGAAATCTACTCTCCTAATTATGTGTCTTGCTCCGACAATTAAATTAAATTAAGCCTTGTTGACTTATCTCAGGCGGTACTTCTGCTGGAAATTCTGCAGGTCCTGCTAATAATTGTTCTTCACTTACTGGAGGAATACCGCCACCAGTTTGTGCAGCAAGTAAAGCCATGATCTCTTCAGGTGATGGTGTTGCTCCAGCTTGTTCTGGTGGTAGCATTTCTGTTCCCGGCTGTGACATCTCTGCAGGTGCAGCTGTTTTAACTAAGAATATATCTGGGTCATAACCTAAGTCTCTAACGATATGACGCAATGCTGGTTCAGTATCATATCCAAAAGTATTTAGTACAGGAACTATTGTGCCTAACATTTCAATTGCTCTTGCTTGTCTTACTGCTGGGTTAACAGCAGATAGTGATCCACCCTCAACTCGCATATCAAACTCACCTTGTATAACAGAACTATCTATCTCTGCCCATACCCCACCATTTGTACCAACTAATCTTATTGCTCTATTTTCTAACATGAACTCTTGACATAATCTTATTACCTGATTAAAAATTGCAGCAGCAGCCTTCTCAACTGCCTGTTGTTTATCCTTAGCTCTCAAAGTTGCAACACCATCAACAACTGCAGCGGCATAAGCACTCATTCTATCTGCTCCTAAACCACCAGCTTGGAAGTCATTGATACCTAAAACTTGTCTCATTGCATCTTCAAATTTAGTTTGTGCATTGTAAATATCTGCAGGTAGTGGAGCTCTTGGTAATACGGTAATTGCATCTCTTGGACTTATACCTGATATCTGTTCCATCTCTACAACTACATCTGGTTCATCACTTTCTAATCTATCTCTTGATTCACTATCAAACAAACCACGAATAGTAACATACTTATTACCAGATCGTCTCATATTATCTATCTGTTCAGTAAATGTCTCATTAAGTTTCTCTTGCAATGATGCAATATTTTCAAGATCACCAAATGACCAGACCTCATTACCACCATCACTAAAGTTTCTCATGTGTACAAATGGTGCATGTCTATGGTTGTAAGGTATCTCTCCTTCATATAGTGCATCTTCTGCACCTAATTGAGTAACTGTTAACATTCTTGTACGCATATCGTAGAACTCATAGATAGTTGCAGTTTCATAAATCATTGTTTCAGCTATAGAACTATAATCTCTACCAGTATCTCTTTCTCTAGTATCTTGTAATCCATCTGCCATTAGTTTATCAGTGTTTTTCAAAACTGGATTAGCTTTTATTTCATCTATAGGTAGGATAATACGTTGTGCTACCCAACGAGTTTCTTCTATTCTTCTAGCATTAGCAGGAAAAAATATATCATAAGGAGATACATACTCTACATAAGGTTCATCTGCTTCAACTCTCTTATCAACAAGTGGTACAAAGTTAGTTACATTCTCTACATTAGCATCTCTATTTTCTTCAATAGATACTAAAATTTCAGATTTCAAAACACCATTATAATCTTTAGCTATATCTTCTTGACTTCTTGCTGTCTCAGTAACACTATGCTTCCAACCTATCTTACAAAAGCCATTACCCAAGACAACCATATCCTGAGCCATATCACGTAATACAGATGTTGCATTTGTTCTTAACCAGTAATAACCTGCAACTGCTTCTGCTACTCTTGCTGTAGTCTCTGCTTCTTCTCCACCACTATAAGGAACAGCTAATGGTTTAGGATCTCTTGATACGATACTTGCTAAAATAATATTTAAATGTGGTAAAACCATATTAATAGTTTCTAAGTCAGCTGGGTGTAGACGCTCAAATACAGTACCTTCAATTGATGACTCAGCTACAGACGATGATTTACCAGTACGATACAAAGCTTCTAGTGACCTAAACCAGGAGTGCCTCCACTTGTAGCGGTTTTTGGCATCGGCAATTAACTCTTGTATCTCAGATAATTCATAAGATCTTACTTTTTTAGCCACGGTTGTTTCTCCTAGTTGCTCTTCTTACAGTTCGCTTACGTGCTGCCCAAAATTTTCTATCTGATTTATTTCTACTCTGCTCAATCATGTGTGCCTCTCGATACAATTCTGACAAGTCAATTTTGAATTCACCCTCTTTAACTCTATCACTTATAATATTATTACCGACAGGTTGCACCTCATCTAACAAAACATATAAACCAATTGCCAAAGATATAACTAAGTCGTCATGACAACCGGTATCTGCAGAGGTAGTACCATTCTCTCTTCTAACAAATGTTACTAACTCCTCTCTCAATTCAGGATAAATATTAAGTAACCTACAACCACCATCAGATGTTGGTACAAGGTATTCAGCTAGACGGTTTACTATTAATGGTTTAGTTGCTTTGGTTGTTGGGAATCCAAATACAGCTGCTCTCTTTCTCTTAGCAACAGCAGGTGGTATATATCTATATAAGTTTGGATAGTGTAATTGGTTTCTTAGTTTGTCAATCAACGATACACCAACACCACCAGCATTTTCTATAACTAACAAAGCAGATATCTGATTAGAGCCAATAAAGTACCTACCCATTAAATCTAATTCAGTAGCAAGTTCAGATGGTTCAATTCTGTTGTTACGATAGTATCCTATTATCTCAGGTGTTCCATCCTCATGAAGTTGCAAGATGTGTACAGCAGAGTAGTCATTACCAGTTCCAAGTGAGGGGTCACAACTAATAACAAATTGTCTACCCCACTCAATAGCCTCAGGTGGGTATGCTAAAAATAATTCACCATGATCATCGGTAACAAATTCATAACCAGTTGGAGTATCTACAATTACACCTTTAACATAATACTCTTCAATAGTATCTTCATCAGGTATCCAACTAAATCTTGGTCTACCAGATTCTCTAAATGCTTCTTCATCAGTTGTTGGATACTCAGCAAAAAATAACCAAGGTTCAGCAATAAACTCTCTTTTCTTAATTTCATAATCATCAGGTGTAATCAACCGGCTACTTGTCCATGGTTGGAAGATAGCTTTGAATTCATTGTTACCACGTTTAGCTTCACGATATATCTTAGCAAACATGTTATTACCACCACGAGCAGTTGAGATAATTATCAATCTACCACCAGCATCAGTAGTTGGTTTAATTGTACGATAGGTAGATGCAGGGTCTTCCATCAAAGCAAACTCATCTAGTATAACTAATGATGCAGTTTCACCAGCACCTGCAGTTTTTGTACCAGCAAATGACTTCAATCGGTTATTTGTACCATCAAAGAATTTGAATACCATTTGCTTAGCTGCATCTCCATCTAACTCAGGTCCTCTAACCTTTAACCATTCAGGAAGAAACGAGTACATAAACCTTGCCATACCTAAGTTCTTATCTGCAGAGTCTTGAGATTTTGATATCAATAGGATATTAGCTCTTGGCTTAAATA